TTTTTTTTGATTCGCGATTGACGTATTCCCGCCACTCATTGAAGCTGGCTGCCGGCTGCGGTGGATAAACGGTTTTAGTTATCATGTTTTAAGTTTTTTTTTACCGGAACCCATGCCGGGAAATTTTTAAACCCCGATTCCGTCCGTATTATTAATTTGCAGTTTTTATACCCCGATAATCTTTTGAGCCGCGACCTCTCCCTCTGGCACAGCCGAACCGCTCCGGAGTATTCCACCAATATACGACCATCGGGTCTATGACACACGAGCAGCATCGCGATAGTTTTTATTTGACTGTTCAATCCGTGTCGCTCCCACCCCGGCTTTCAGCAATCTCTCGGGAAAGGATGAATATCCATCCCCGAATAAATCTTCATCAATCTTAGTGTCGGGACGGGCTTCCGGCTCCCGGCTTTTGATATTCTTCCATCGGAGAAATTTATTCTTCGTTAAATCTCCGGCAGTATTGATAGCAAATTCGGCTTCGGCTATGGTCGTCCTGAATTTAAACGCTATCTTCTCAACGTCCATTCCTTTGACGATGTGGAGAAAAAGTATTTCGTTGGGCGTAATCATAATATTATAAATTTAACGCCATCAACTATTTCATATTTAACTTTCCCCGACTTTATGAGAGAGTAAACCCATTGCACTGATCTATTGTGGCTCCTTGCGTAGGTGCTTATTCTTACTAATTTTTGTTTTTTCATAAGTAATATTTTCAGCAAAAATAATGGTAATGTTTAAACTTTAACATTAGAGTTTTAAATATTATTAACAAAGTTATTAACAGTGGTAACAAATTGATAATCAATGTACATCCTCCTCCTCGCCAAAATTCAAAGTTTTTAGCAGCTTGTCCGCCTCCGACTTAAAATGTTTAGCATCCGCCATAAGAGATAGATTTATAACCCGTTCTCGGTACAGGTTCCCCCGCTCCCGCTCCATTTCTGCATACAGAATCTCCATCCACTCAAGCAGCACCATCATCTCCCGGATAGATTCCTCTGTGGCATTAATATAATCCTTGCGATGAGGAGCTTTCTCCTTGAACTCTTCCAGCCCCGATTCCATCCGTTGAATCAATTTATAAAGATTGTTAGAATGGTAGATTTTTGCTAATGGGTTGACTTCAGAAAGGAGTGACATAATCTGTTTTTTGGTTGACCGTTGGAATTATACTACCAAACGTAAATCTCTTTTCGCCTGATATTTCCTCATAGAATCTCTGCCGGTTATAATCTAACTTTATTTTACCAATAACACTGCCCACCCTTCCAACACCCTCCGGCTTTGTCTTCGAGATATAGAGGTCTATGTCCGTGTATTTTTTGTTGGGATAATCTACGGTAATTATATTCTTGCCGTTGGCAAACCAGCTACTCCCCCCCTTTATATCGTTGGCATCGGGAATTCTCCTTTTTTTTCTCTTCTTTCCGCTGTCATCAACGTAATCATTGTGTTCGTCAATTTCCGTTTTTGCAGCGTGTGCAATCGTGTGAAAGTGCTTATTATATCGCTCGCTGAGTTCGTTCCTGTAACTGAGGGTATAGTCCAGATATTGGTCTTCCCGGTTCTGGTATATATGCGACAGGTTCTTCCATGAATCTATTAAGCAATTATTGACTATTCCATACTCATCCTCATATTCGCAGGTGAATAACCAAATGTCTTCGGGAGTAACGGGTTTTTTAATGTCCACCCGCTCCAAAATTATAAAATGTTGGTTGATCCAACATTGCGCCTCAAAAACATCCATATCCGTTGCTTTATTTCCATGTTTAGCGTTAAAGTTTTTGCCGGTACGCATTTGAAATAATTTTCTCCAAACTTCATTATAATTACCTATATCCGGAACGTATAACGCACTCCTCTGTCCGTATTGTTCGCTCAGCGTCATCAGAACTTCCAACACAAAATATGTCTTTCCACTGGCAGGAAACCCCGTCCAATCTGTTATCCCAGATTCTTTGTGAGTATAGAATTCACTTAGGCATTGAAACCCTACGTCCACCCCCGGCTGCCCATTTTTAGCGAGGTAGTTTAAAATAGATTTCTCTTTGGATATGTAATCTACCGCCCGGACGTTCATAATCTTGCTAAGAATGCTTCTTCTTTCTCTTTGGCAATTTCCTCTTTTGTTAATACTCTTTGAGATGAAATTTCTTTGCCACTTAGCTCATCCCTTCGCGCCCAATTTTTAACCGTTGCGATCCAATCAATTTTTTTATTACCCTCATTACTCCAGACATCGGCTTCGGTATAATAGTGTAATAGTTTTTCTTTGCTCCAATCCGGTAATTTTTCTTTAAATTTATTTTTATCGAAATAAATAGAATCTTTAAAAAAACACTTTCGTTTTTTTACATTTTCATTATCATTTACATTTACATTTACATTAGGGGTTTTCGCATTTACCCCTAAGGGGTTTTTCTTAATAACCCCTAAGGGGTTTTTCTTAATAACCCCTAAGGGGTTTTTCTTAGGTCTGCCTCCCAATATTCCATATTCACGACCCATCGCACCGGCTTCACTTTTGTTGTAGTTTGCTTTTAATTGCGGCACAATTAAAATCCAATACGATTTTATTAGACCCTCAAATTTTGGATCAACCTGGTTAAGACAATAATTTGCGATTGCTTTATAAAGTTCCAATTGCAACTTTTCCTCAAGCGTTTCTATCGCCTCATAAAAGCTTCGATAAAATACAAAAGATTCTTTCATGTGAAGAGTATAAAATAAGTCCGTTCCAGCGATAGGAAATAAAAGGATGCGACCCCCTGTAAAAACTATCGGGCTGAAACGGACAGTAAATTTTGTAGATTATTTTTCATGGTCGCTTAATCATTTTCGCTGCAAACATATATAATTGCTGTTTACAAAAAAAATGAATACGAAAAGATATTAACAATCTTGTACTTATAATAATTTATTACTTTTGCGGAATGAAAACTTTGAAGGTCAAACTTTCTGCGATAAAACCGAACCCGGAAAATCCCCGGATAATCAGGGATGACAAGTTTAAGAAACTCGTTCAGTCCTTAAAAGATTTTCCAGAGATGCTGGATTTGCGCCCAGTGGTTGTAAATGCTAAGATGGTAGTGTTGGTCGGTAACATGAGACTAAATGCAGCAGAGGCGGCAGGATTGAAGGAGCTGCCTGTTGTGGTGGCTAAACTTACTAAGGAGCAGGAGAAGGAATTTATAATCAAAGATAATAGTTCATTCGGTGAGTGGAATTGGGAACTGTTAGCGAACGAATGGGATACGGAGAAGTTACAAGAGTGGGGGCTGGAATTGCCAGTCACATTTGGCGACCCAACAGAGGCAACAGAGGATGACTACGAGATACCGGAGGAAATAAAGACCGATATTGTTTTGGGAGATTTGTTTGAGATTGGGGAGCATCGGTTGTTGTGTGGGGATTGTACCGAGTCAGAAAATTGGGAACGATTGAACATTAAACCCGGGTTTGCAGCTTTTACAAGCCCACCTTATAATGTTTCAAATAACGCAAAGTTGGTCGGAAATACCCATGCCGCACACAGAGAAAGTCTATATCAAGATAGTTCTGATAGTGATGTAAATTATGATGAGTTATTGTCAAAGTCTCTAAAGAATGCAGTTGATTTTTGTGATGGCGTGGCTTTTAATGTGCAGCCGTTGGCTAACAATAAAATCAATTTACTCATTTGGATTTCTTCGTTTCAGGAAAACTTTAATGAGATTATTACATGGAATAAGACGCAAGCTGCGCCTGCGATGGCGAAAGGTGTTTGTTCAGCAGCTTATGAATGGCTGGTTGTGTTCTCAAAGAAAAAGACAAGGACAATACCGTTATCATCTTGGAGAGGAACATTATCAAACGTTTACAATGCACCACCCCAAAGAAACAACGAGTTTTCTAAACACCATGCAGCAACGTTCCCAATACACCTTCCAACATTTGTAATTACTCAGTTAATGAATATCTGCACAGGAGTTGTTGATTGTTTCATGGGAACAGGCACAACAATGGTCGCTGCCCACCAACTTAACCGCAAATGCTACGGGATGGAACTCGACCCGAAATACTGCCAAGTAATAATTGACCGGATGCTTAAACTTGACCCCAATATTCAGATAAAAAAGAATGGGAAGAAATATTTATCTCCACCCCGTGAAGCAAGCAGCCCAACGAAAAGGAAATCAATGAGTTGAAAAATGAGAAAAAATTGTCAAAACTTGTCCAATGGCACGAATTAAGGGAGATAAAATATCAGACGAACAATTTCTTTCAATCTTGCGGGAGAACGCAGGGCTGTTTTCCCGAACGGCAAGGGCAATAGCTTCTCAATTAAAAATAAAGTATTCACGCCAAGCGGTCAGGGATAGGGCTGCAAAATTTCCAAATGAGGTTGCAGACATTGAGGAGGAGAATTTAGACATAGCGGAGGAAGGATTACATTCACTTGTTCGTTCAAAAAATGAAAACATAAAACTCCGAGCCATTGAATTAATGCTCAAAACAAAAGGAAAGAAGCGCGGATATGTGGAGCGGCAGGAGATGGCGCATTCGGGAGAAATAAACCAAACCATATCTTTGCCCGAAAATCTGACATTTGAGCAACTTGAAAAACTTTCCAACATCGGCAGAGGCGGAAGCGATAAGAAAAGCGGCTGACCTAAAACTTTCAAAATTAAATTTTTGGTATTTCTGTCTTTTCTGCAACCCCGAATTTTTTACGAAAAGAACATTTCTGAAAGAGATCGCGGATGGGCTGCAAAGCATTAATGACGGAACGGACAAAGCATTATCTGCCTCCCTACCTCCTCGTTCCGGTAAGTCCTATACAGTATCCCTGTTCTGCGCATGGTGGCTTGGGCGCAACCCAACGAAATGCGTTATGCGTAATACAGTAACGGCAACGCTATACAATAAGTTCAGTTATGTCGTGCGCGACATAATTCGTTCTGAAAAATACAAAGAGGTATTTCCCAATATAAAACTTTCACAAGACAAACAGAATATTAATTGCTGGTCCCTGGAGACATCAACGCAGGATGCTTACTTTGGCGGAGGCGTAGGAACGAACATTATCGGTTCCGGTGCAAACCTCGCCATCACGGATGACCTGTATTCTGGTTATAAAGATGCTACGAGCGAAACTTATTTACAATCATTGGAACTATGGAAGCAGGGTAGCCACGACAGCCGCAAAGAAAAGAACTGTCCAGAGATTGACATCGGCACTCGTTGGAGTATTAACGACATTATCGGCAAGGGTATTGAAGAAAAAAAATACAACAAAATAATTATCGTTCCAGCACTGAAAGAAAACGAAGCAGGACAATTAATGTCCTTTTGCGAAGATGTTAAGACGACAGCCGAATATCTGAAAATACGCGAGGATATATTACCCGAACTTTGGAACGCTGAATATATGCAAGAGCCGGTTGAGTTGGCTGGGCTGCTATTTTCAAAAAATAAACTACATTTTTTTTCTCTTTCGGAATATTCCCGTAACGGCAGCGAAGCCACACTCGGATACATTGATGTAATGGACGAAGGAACGGATTCTCTTTCTTTTCCTATTGCCGATATTTTTCACAACAAAGTATTTATTAAAGATGTAATCTTTACAAGTGAAAATATTGATACTACCGTTCCGCTGTGCGCAGGATTAATACAAGCGCAGGACGAATACGACAAGGATAAGAAATTAATTAAGACAACGGATTATATTCGTGTTGAGGCGAACAATCAAGGCGGAGGATTTATTCGGGAGTTAAGAAGATATGTTCCTGCCGAAAAAGTTTTGCCCGTAAAGAACACTACAAACAAGCACAGCAGAATTCTTAATGCCTACGGATTTATCACAAAGTATTTTTATTTCCGCGAGGACTATGAGCCAAATTCCATGTATGCTAAATTCATGAAAGAATTCTTCGCTTACATGAAAGACGGCAGCAGCAAGAGAGATGATGCTCCCGACTCTCTTGCAGGGCTGGCGAAGTTTATACAATCAATGTATCCGCATCTATTCAACAACAATGAAACAATGTAGCACCTGTGGCGAGAAACAAGATTATCGCGCTTGCGATGTTTGCATTGGCTTAGATAGCGACTATACAAATAAGCGGGTATATTATTGTAAAAGTTGTTCCGCGTGGATTTGCAAGGTTCATCGAAAAGATTGGATGGGTCGGGGTCGCGTTGCTTTTAAAAAATTATTACAAAAAATAATTTAATTACCTTTGCCGAAATTAAATATTTATTATGAAATTTTTCGGTTGGTCGTTTTTTGAGCGTATAAAAGAGAACCCTCCCTTCTATACCATTGGGACAATCTTTAATACTAAAGCTCCCGTATTAATTGATACCACTTTCGGACAGCTTTATAAAACCTACCTACAAGTCCCGCACCTGCGATTGATAATTGAAAAGAAAGCCGAAATGTTTAAGAACATGGACATAAAGTTAAGAGATAAAGACGGCAATTTAGTAGATGACCATCCAGTATTAAAATTATTAAAGCACCCCAACCCATTGCAATCGCAGGAGGACTGGTTGGCGCAACTTAGTATTACACAGGATATATTTGCAAACTCGTTTATATACAAACTTTCTGGCTTTTCAAATTCGTTGCCGGGCGTAATGTGGATGCTCCATCCTGCTTTCGTTAAAATAATTCCAACGGGGAAAATTTACGAACAAAGTAAACTTGAAGGAATTATCGAGCGATATGAATTGACGGTGCTCGATAAGAAATTTAAAACCAATGAAATAATATTTACACCCGACAATTTAAGCGTGGAGGAATTAAAGGGATTATCTAAACTACCGTCACTTGCCATGCCATTGTCAAATATTATTGGCGCACTGAAGACAAGAAATATTATTATTTATGATAGAGGAGCGTTGGGCGTGTTAAGCGCAGATGTTAAGGATGGCGATGGTGCGTTGCCATTAACAGAATCAAATCGACAAATAATTACCGAGCAATATTCAAAAGATTATGGATTAGAAGATGAAAAAAAGAAGTTGGTTATCTCTCCCGTCCCGGTCAAGTGGTCACCAATGTCATATCCAACGAGGGAATTGATGCTGTTTGAGGAAATTGAAGATGACTTCGCTACGTTATGCGGGGCGTATGGTATGGCGCGAGATTTATTTCCATCAATAAAGGGAGCTACGTTTGAGAATTTTAAGCAAGCGGAAAGAAGTACATACGAAAGCACTATCCAACCAACAGCAGACCGATGGATGAGAATATTTACAAGGGAGTTCGAGCCATTTTTAAACGGGCTGGAATTTGTTGCCGACTATTCCTGGATTCCAACCATGCAAGAGGATAGACAAAAAGAACAGGCGGTTAAAACTGCCAAAATTTTCGGGCTTTCAACGATGCTGAAGGATGGAGTAATTAACAAGGCGCAATACGCGAAGGAGATTAATATCCAATATAATCCAACCGAAGACCAGCAATCGCTTGACGATAGGGTTGCCAACGCACAAACAACTTTACGCGGAACTGTTGGGGGAACGACCGGGTTGATCGAAATTAACCGTGCTGTCGCAAGCGGTGAAATGGATGTGGCAACGGCAACGGCAATAATTGTAAATATATACGGATTCGACCAGGCGACAGCGTCAACAATGGTGACCGAAATGAGTAAGCCAAAAACACCTACAATTACAACTTAAAATTCATATGAAAATAAAAATTAACGCTAAGAGGCGGAGGCATAAAAAGGAATTACAACGCAATAAGGGTACTCCAATATTCTCGCATCGAAACGGAAAATGCTTTATTCTTGTTTAATAGATTATGACCGATGAGCAAGCCGAAATATTAAAGAGCATCCATAAGCAACAGCAAAGAGATAACGTCCGTATGCAACGGATTGAGAGGGTGCTGGTGGGCGATAAGGAGTTTGGCGTGAAAGGGTTGGTGGATAAGGTAGATTATCACGGGCGCGAGATACGCAAACAACAGGATAAAGAATTAAAGCGTGGTGCGATAATTACTGGGATAAGTTTGGCATCGGCTTTTTTTGGTTCATGGCTGAAAGATTGGATTTATAAATAAATAATTAATTTTGCAAAAATAAAATTTATGGAATCGAAATTTCTTCAAATCAAATCCAAAGACCTTGTCAAAGGATTTATCACAGCTATTTTGCTCGCAATACTTACCGGACTCTACTCCTCTATCAACGAGGGTACATTTCCTCCTTCAGTAGAAGGATGGAAAGCTATGGGAGTGACAGCATTGGGAGGAGGCATTGCTTACCTTCTTAAAAATTGGCTAACAAATAGCGATGACCAATTCCTTAAAAAAGAAATTTCCAATGATTTAAACAAACCTGACCTATGAACGTATCATTTAAAACAGAAGGAGAAAAGAGAAAGTTTAAAAATTTTGTCGTAAAGAACAGAGAGGTAATTCGCGACTTCTTGTCGTTTGGACAATATGTTAAAAATCCAATCGCAAAAGCTGTTTTTGCAGCGTTACTTGTTATTGTTGATAATATTTACAAAGAGTAATAATGCCAAAGCCAAACGCAGGGGAAAACAGGATGCCTTTTGTAAGCCGCTGTATCCCTATTGTTATTAGCGAAGGAACGACAAATAATTCATCGCAAGCGGCAGCAATATGTCATAATATTTGGCAGGAACATCGAGAGAAAAATATGAAAACAACAATCCAAAAAAACAAGAAACCATTTTACGCCACGAAAGATTTCAATCCGGTTGGCGAGATAAAATTGGGAATACACGATGTCGATTCATTTTCGCGCAAAGTTGCTGTTATACTCAACACCGCGAATTATTTCGATAGCGATATGGATGTATTGATGCCGGGATGTGCTAAGAAAAGTATCGCTGAACGTGGCGTTGATTCAACGGCACCCGCTAAGATTAAACATTGTTTGTTTCACGACCTTACAAGATTGCCTGGTAAATGGGTGGAGCTTTCCGAAAGGAAAATTCAAGGCATGGATGTCATTTTTGGAGTAAGCAAATTGGCAGATACAACTGAGGGGAACGATACTTTAAAAAACTATCTGGCTGAAATTTACGACAATCATTCCATCGGTTATAAATATATCATCGCTAAGTGGCTTTATAAAAATCTACCGTTCACCGATGAGGATTTGCGAATGATGAATATCGACCGAGAGGCGATGAGAAAGGAATGGGACGAGTGCATGGCTAATGTTATTAATCGGGAAGATGCTGAAAGCGCAGGTCATGTTTATTGTGTCAAGGAAATAGCATTATACGAGGGGAGTACCGTATCTTTCGGATCAAACCCGCTGACGCAATTTCTCGGCTTTAAATCAAAGAACAAACAGGCGGTGTTATTTGATTGTCTTGCTAAAATTGATAAGATTGAGACCTCGTTGGTAAAAGGTACGCAGAGCGATGAAATGTTGCAAGTATTGAGCTTACAGTGTTTGCAGTTGAAGCAAATGGTGAGCGATATGATTGAGTTGCAGCCAGCCGAGAAAAAAGAGAATACTCCTCCGGGTAATTTGCCTGCAAGCAAAGCCGAGAAAAAACTCGACTTAAAAAAGGTGGCGCAAAATTTTTCTTTAAAATAATTCCCTATCGTATTTCAAAATTATTTACTTTTGCATCACCAAAAAATTATTCCTACTCCTATTTCCACTCCAAAAGAGCCGGAAGAAAAGTAAAATAATTGAAATTCAAAACGATCTATTATTCACATTTTAATTATTTTACCATGAAAAAACTATTTAAACAGGCATTTTGTTACGCTAACACCGGAGCAAATGCCATGAAAAGAAAATTTGCGAGACGTATGCTCGCCTGTTTGGGGCTTATTGGTTTCATTGCAATTTCCATTACCGCAATCGGAATGACATCTGCCGATGAATTATCAGATTTCGTTAACCCTTATTTTATTACAGCCGCTGTTATTTTTCCTGCCTTCGTAATGAAGCGCGACCCAGCTCCTGGTACTGGCGGTGGCGGCACCGAGCCAACCGAAGATGAGAAGCAATTAATTCAGAAAATCACTTCGGAAATCAATACCAACTTCAAAAAGCTCATGGATGAATCAGAGGATATGCGAGCGGTAAAAGCGTTGAAAACTGCATTTGACAGTTTTAAAACCGCAAAATCCAAAGAGGATTACGAGGGCTTGCAAACAAGGATGAATGAACTGGCTTTGCAGATTAAGGGCTGGAAAGAGAACCCGGTAAAAACAACCGCGAAAAAATCATTCGTTGCTGCTCTAAAGGATGCATTAAGCGAGAAAACTGATGCATTAAAAGAGGTAATGGCTGGCAAATCAAAAAACATTGTTCTTGAAATTAAAGCTGCCGGAACTATTACTACTTCAAATATTGATGCAGAGGGTACAGATTCGATACCTTATTTGTTGTCCGAACAAGAGCCGGGTATTACTCGCCTGCCGAGACGTGCGCCTTTTTTTCAACAACTTCTTAACGTAGGACGTACCACTAAGAAGTACGTTCAGTATGCGGAGATTAAAAATCCCGATGGTGGAGCCGGTATGACCGGAGAGGGCAGCGCAAAGACGCAAGCCGACTTCGATATTATCGAAGCATCCTCGCAGGTTAAAAAGGTCACCTCGTTTATTAAAACCAGCAAGGAGGCACTCGATGACCTCGATTCGTTGATGAGCGAAATTCACAACGAGTTGATGATACTTGTAGAGTTGAAAGCCGATAACCAAACACTTTCGGGTGATGGTACTGGTAACAACTTAAAAGGCGTGCTGACGTATGCACAAACATTTACTGGCGGGGATCTTGCCGGAACAGTTACCGATGCAAACGAGTTCGATGTCATTAGCGCAGCTATTAATGAAGTCGAAACCGCAGAAGTTCAGTCGGGAGAGAATGCTGGTTTTATGCCAAACTATGTCGTGATGAATAACACGGACGTTGTTAAAATGAAGTTGAAAAAAGATAAGAATAACAACTATGTATTTCCATACTGGCATCCCAACTCTAACTCCGTACAAGAAGTTCCGGTAATTAAAAATCCGAGAATGACGGCAGGCGATTTCCTTGTAATGGATTCCACCTTTGCAAACCTCCGGGTGCGAGAAGACGTAACGATTACGATGGGTTATGAGAATGATGATTTTACCAAAAATCTAATCACCATCCTCGCAGAAAAGCGGTTGGCTCATTATGTAAAGAGCAATCATGGAAAAGCATTTGTAAAGGGAACATTTACAACCGCGAAAGCATTGCTCGAAGCAGTAGTAGAACCGTAAAAATGAAATAACATTTTAGGGTGTAGAGTTTAATCTATAACTTTGCACCCTAAAATAAATTAAAAACTAAATTCAAATTTTAAATATTATGGCAAAAAAATCACAAACATCGCCCGAACTGGAACTTAAAAAGAAGTACATCCTTCGGGCAACCTCATCTGCAAAGCACGTTGAGGGCGAATTTATTTCTGACGGAAGAACCGCAAAACTTTTAATCGAAAAAGGTTTTGCAGAACTCGTTTCTGAATCGGAGTAGATAATAAATAAAATCAATTTCAACTTTTAATAATTTCAAAACTAAAATAACAATGAAAAAACTAATTTATATATGTATTGCTTTTGTAGCAATTAACATCGTCTCATGTAAAGATGATGCGATAAAAGCGCAGACCAGTTCATTTTATAATATGCTTACAACCGATACTGTAATTAATACCGGAACGGTCAATCTCGATGCAGAGGTATCGAATTCATGGAGCGTTGCCTCATTCCAGGTAATAGCTACAGAGGTAAGCGGAACAAGCGACGGCACTTGTCTGTTGCAAGCTGGCAACGATGGCACTAACTTCAAAGACATTAGTACCGACACTTTGCAAATAGCTGACGTAGCGACACAATCGTTTCTATGGGCTGTTACCTCCGTACCTTATAGGCATTACCGAATTACCTGTACTGGTGTTGGTACGATGTCTAATATTGTAGCGGGAAAAGCAGCATTTCGCAGGGAATGGTAAAAAGTTTAATTAATTAATTAATTTTGCGGGGCTTACAGGAAAATGTAAGCCCTTTTTTTATATAAAAAAATGTCGGTAATAATAACAGATAAAGGTCGGGCGATAAAGATTGTTGGTGGCAACAGAACATTCTTTATCAATAAGCCGTTTTTTATGGAGAAAAAAGGAGGTCGGATTATTATTGACGATAATTTCAGGTGGAATGAAATAATTTGGGATGATGTCGCAAGCCCAGCAACAAATAATGTCGATGAGCTGCTCGACTTATTGCAAGAATACAACAGCAGAATCTCTTCGCTGTGGCAACAATATACTATTGATGGGCGTGGATTTACTATTGCCTCTGATTTCGTCTCTGTTGGTACAGCCGAAACGGATTTCTTCTTGCTAATAAATCCTGCAAACTCAGGTAAATTAGTTCGCTTACAGGAGTTTCTGTTAACACAAGGAGGTACGGCTGCTCAAAAGACCGTCTGGAGAATTTATAGAAATCCTATTTACTCCTCGCCTGGCATAGCTGTTACCATTCTGAAGATACTAAGCACCGGAAATATAAATACAATATTGCAGGCATACAAAAGTCCTGTAATAACAAACAGGGGAACATTTACGCAAGTGTTTAGTAATGATTTTAATACATATCAGCGGTTACAGGAGTTGGGGAGATATATTACTCCGAGCACTATATTGTTGATAACGGTTCAGCCGGCAAATCAAAACATCCCGCATAATTTTACTGCGAGTTGGGCGGAAATATAAATTAGTTACCTTTGCAAAAAATTATTATATGCCTTATAAAGTTATTCAGCCGACAGATTTCACAGGTAAATTTGCCATCGCGCAGAGTACAACCATTACTCCCCTGTTGCAGAAATACATAACCGACCATGAGGTAAGTTATTTGAATAAACTTTTAGGGAAAGCCCTTGCCGATTTATACGTTGCCGATTTAACGGATGGCATCCCGGCAGTATTGCGATTTCAAACTATTCATGAATATTTTTATCAGGATGATTATGAGGAGAAAGTAAAAGAAAGTTTTGGGATAAAGGATATGTTATTGGGCTTCATATTTTATCATTTCATTGCCGAAACGCAGGTAAAGCATACGCAAAGTGGAGTAACAAAACAACAGAGCGAGGTAAGCAATCACGCTGCCGTTATTGATGCGTATGCTCACGCGGAGAGGCGATATAATGATAGTGTAATAACATATCGTAATATACAAAATTATATAAAAAGGAATTTGGATGTATATCCAGAATTTAAAGGCATTGACATTAAAGCGCGACTATCATGGCTGCTATAAATTACCATAAAGATATAATCGATGTTATTCGCGATATTGTCAAAGATATGACATTTCCCGTTGCCATTTCATTGGTGACAGATAATGGCGATGGTACTTATACGCTGGCGGTTGATGATACTTATCATGCACAGCCGGGTTTTAAAGTTACTATTGATGGAGTTGAATATGAAATTGTTTCTGCCGATGATTGCGAATTAGTTTTAAAAGGCGATGAGTTAATTACTGCCGCTACTTTCGATTTATATCCTCCATTCTTCTTTCACGGAACTCCTTTGGAAACTAACAGTGAAATAATCAAAGAGAATAATTCTTTCAATAAAACTCCGATGATTTGGTTGATGGAAAATTTTACAGAATCGTTTTCCGAAAATGATCCGGAAACAAACATAGAGAGGGAGAGTGAATTGCGGATATTCTTTTTAACGCAGGCGGATTTCGCAGGATGGGAAACGAAAAATTTCTACGATAATGCCATTAAGCCAATGAGAAAATTATTCCAAAATTTCAAAAAAACAATAGAGGATGGTGGCAAATTTGAAATGGAAGATTTTCTGTACGACCTTATTAATTATACTAAATTCGGAGTATATATTAGCGGCAAGGGATTTGAGAAAAGTGTTTTTGCCGACAACTTATCTGGATGTGAATGTGCCGCAACGTGGCGCAAGTTAAAAGAGAATGAATGCGATGGATGTAATTAAAAATGTTTGTTAATTAAAAATTATTTACTTTTGCAACTAAATTAAATATTAAATCAAACAAATAAATAATTTCAATCATGGAAACTTGTCGCTGCGACAGACCTATTGGCAATACCGGGACGGCTTGCTCTCCCTTGTATGCTGAAACAAAATACGCCATTCTTGTTCCGATGTTCGATTCGACCGGTGCAAATAACAAAATTACTCTAACATCTACTTTTGATTCGACCTACTTTACTAACTTAATAAATCAGGCAGATTTATCAAAGAGGTGGTGTCCTACTCCGGAGCTGAAAAATGTAGCAGACGAAAGAGCCGATGATGTTCGCGATGGCGATACCGATGATTTCGTAACTGAAGGAAAGCGGACATTTACTGCAATGATTTCAGGCGTTGACGCCACTCCGCAGCTTGCAAAGAAATTGAAATTGTGGCGTTGTGTTGAATTTGGATTATTCCAAATTGACAAGCGCGGGAAAATTATTGGCGAACAAGTAACTGCCGGAGAGATGCTGCCGTTGCGTGTAAAGAACGACACATTATCTGTAAAATGGGTTCCTCCGTCAAAAGAAAGGGTTCAGAAAATTATTATCACCTGCGATTTTGCAGACGAAGTTCTCGATGAGAATATTATAATGATAACTCTCAATGAAATGGATGCTGACCCTCGTAATTTAAAAGGGTTGCTCGATGTGTATGCTACAATTTCAGCTATTACCACTACAGGATTTAAAGCTAAATTATATACCGATTTTGGTACACCAATTAATCCTGTTGTGGTGGAGGGATTACTTGTTGGCGATTTTGCGTTGGCGGAATTATCACCCACTCCCGGAGCGATTGCTATTACCAGCGTAACAGAGAATCCCGATGGCACTTATACGTTTGTAATCCCGGCACAAACCAGCGGGGACGTGCTCGAATTAACTCCGACAAAGAGCGGATACGACTTCACCGAAGTAATTGCCACAACTATTTTAATCCCGTAATAAATGGCATTAAAAACACATAGCGTCAAAATAGGCAACGTCAGTTTTACATTAGAGGGAGTTGCATCTATGACAAAGGAGCGTTTCCGTGAATTATTCGATGAACATTGGAAGTTAAATTGCCCTTCGGGATGCAACGAAACATGGAAAACATTGATGCGTGAGTGCAAGAAATATAAAATTGAAGTAAAAAAATAATTTTATTAAGCTGCTGCGTGTTTGTTTTTTTTGGTTAAAATCCCTGCATTAAAAGTAATGCGGGGATTTTTTTTAATTTTGCCGTATGGCTATAAAGAAAAAATTGATCCATGACATCAAAAAAAAGATGTTACAAATTAAAAGCAATAAAATACTAAAGGATATATTTGCCAATAAGGGACTACAGCAAGATATTCTCGACCTTAACCGGGAAGACCAATTATATGAAAGAGGTATTGATGCAGAGGGAAAAGAGTTGGGTGATTATTCACCTATTACAATAACTCATTACAAGCCACTGGCGGCAAGGCAAGGCAGGGATGGTAGGAGTGACCATGTCACGTTAAAAGATACAGGAGAGTTTTATCGCAGTTTTAAATTCAGAAATAATCCTGGCGATTTTAATTTTACGGCTGATGCCATAAAAAAAGGCGAGGGATTGCCGACTGATTTAACTGTTGCTTTTGGTAAGAATATTATAGGTTTAACCGATGAAAATAAAGGAAAAGTTAAAGAATGGATTCGCCCGGATATTTTTAAAGCTGTCGGGCTTATTGTTAAAAAGTGATTCATACTTTGCGGGAATTGACGATTTGCCGGTGTTTAACTGGTATATGGTACATAATACTGCCGATGTGAGTTATTTGTTAACACAGCGTAAAGAAATAGGTCTTTTAGGTAGGTTTTATTTGAGCGATATATGGCGGAGAATTTACGATGAATATATTGCCCGGTTTGGATTTGGCGAGAAGTTTATGGAGTTGATGGATAAAAAAAGAAACGTTGCTTTAATGAGAATAGATAGAGCTCTGACTGGAGATAAGAGTAAAAATACATTTATAAATATTGCCGAGATAGAATTGAAAAACATGATGGAAGAGAGTGGACGAGTATCGGATTTACATGAAACGGCTGCGATGATAGGAAAGAATTTGGGTTTTTATATTGATGTAAAAAAATGTTCGGTAGTGGAATTTTATTCGTTTATTAAAGCGATTGAAAAAATTAACAAACCAAAAATAAATATTTCAGAGGAGGATTGACCAATGGCAGATTCAAAAAAATATGAATATGAAGATTTCTTTGCCAGTGACATAGGGGAGAAGGGAGCGGCTGCTATACAGCAGATAATTGATAAGGCGGAACTCCTGCAAAGGGGATTGATTGCTTCGGCAAAAGAATTGCAAGCGGTATTAAAAACCACTCCCACTAATTTAAAGGATGTTGAAAATATAAATAAAGCATCCGAAAAAACAAAATTAGTCACAGATGGAATTATAGAATCGAAAACTATCCTCGAAAAATTAAATAAAAAATTAGCTATAACCACAGACGAGGAGGTTAAGGCGAAAATAAGATTTCAGAGAGCGAACGCAGAGCAAAATAGAATAATAAAATCTCAGATAATCCTACAAGAGGAAGCTGCTGGAAGTATAAATGCTTTGCGCGCCGAACTTTCTTTAGTTACCGAGCAATGGCGTAAAACAGGAGATGCTTCGCAGCGAGATATAAACATAACTGGCTCTTTAGCACAGAAGAAGCGTATTTTAACGGAGCAACTTAAAACACTCGAGGAGGCAACTGGCGATCACAGGAGAAGTGTTGGGCACTATGAAAAAGCTGTCTTAAAAGCAGGTAAAGGAATTTTCGGATTAACCGAATTGCTGGGTGGGCTTGGAAGAATATTGGGATTTAACACGGGAGCTATTGAGGTCGCGTCAAATGCAGCAAGGGAATTAGTGGGGTCGTCACGAGCATTAAAGGATGTTATCGAGGCGGCTCGTATCGCAACAAGCGCAAACACAACGGCAACGGGAATTAATACAACGGCAACAGAGGGAGCAACGGCAGCACAGAGGATTTATACACTTGTCGTCGGACAATCAGTGGGTGCGATGAAGGTATTTCGAATAGCATTGGCAGCGACAGGAATAGGTCTGGTTTTATTTGCGTTGGTCGAGGCAGCGAAATTGATGGGATTGTTTGGCGAGGAAACGGAAAGTGCGGCAGATAAAGCATCTGCGTTGAAAAAAGAATTGCAAGAACAAGCGGAAGCCGGAAGTATAAGCAACGAAACACTACAAGAATATCGCAAGCAAGCTGGAGCGGCTGCCCTTGCCGAAACACGGCTGGAAGTGGCTTTGCAAGGTACAAAGAAAACAGCAGAAGATTTACGTTTCGAGGAGAAACAACTATCAGAGCAGAGGGAGAGGAATGTCGATGCATTAAATCGTTCAATAAGTGCGACAAAAAGGAAAAAAGATTTAGAATTGGAATTATTACAGGTATTGGGAACTCCGGCTCGTATGCTACAAGAAAAGGAATTGAAAAATATAGATGAGGAAATTATTTTACGAGAACGCGAATTGAAATCCATAAATAAACTTACCAATCTCAATAAAGGACAGATACTCATCAGACAAACAGGCATATTAACAGAGATTGAAAATTTAAAATTGCAAAAGGAAATTATTATCAATAATGATAAATTTACCGGCAGTATCAATTTAACAAAAGAAGCAGAAGAAAAAGCGGCAAAAGCACTAAATCAAAGGAATCGTGAATTACACGAACAGGCAGAAGCACTGAATCGTCTTAAAATTATACAGTTAAAATTAAATAAAATATCTGGCGATGATGTATCGAGGTCGGATAGAGAAGTGAAGGAAATATTATTTAGAAATAAAATTATCCATTTATCGAGGATGGAATTATTAGATGATGAGGCGGCAATAACAGAACAGAAGTTTAAAAACGGTAAAATTTCCGAACAGCAATTTATTGATGATTTAAAAAGAATAAAAAAACAAAAAGAAGCCATAGAGGGATTATCGTTGGCATTCGACACTATTGAGAAAGGAATCGCAGAGGGTTTGGATAAGAGAGCTGAAAAAAGACAGGAAGCCATCAACAAAGAACAATCGCAAAACGAGAAAGCAATTTCCCGCCAGGAAGAATTGGCTGCGAAGGGCTTAACAAATCAACTCGCATTTGAAGAGAAGAAAAAAGCGGAGCTTGCTGCTAAACTGGCAAGGGAGAAAAAGAAAGAACAGCAAAGGGAAGAGGCGCAAGAATTAGCAAAGGTGTTTATTGATTATCTCCAGCAATATATCAAAGAGGGAAATACCGCAAGTGCAAGCGGAAAAGCACTTGCGGCTACCTTTGTCGCAAAAGGCATATCGAAAGCCATTGCCGGAGGTCTGTATGAGGGAACAGAATCAGTCACAGAGAAGGATGCTGCTTTTACAATTAACAGGGATAAAGATAATTTACTTGTACCATTGCACCCATCAGAAAGAGTATTGGGTGTCGAAGATTCAGCCCGGCTAAAGGGTATGACAAATGATGACCTTGTGAAAGCAGGTGAATTATATAGAATGAATAATCTATCGGGTGATATTTCTAAGCGGCAGCAAGTAAAAGACGCAATGATATCAATTCTTAATAGAAGGATATTAGAACTCACAGCGGTTGTTAAAAACAAAAAGGAAACAAATATTAACTGGGATGCTCATGGAGCAAGGGTCGAGGAGGTTGTCGAGAATGGTATTAAAAAGATTTATAAACACATTACAACCGGGAAGTCGCGGATATAAGAATGATAATAAAATATTACATAAATAACATACAGGTAAATCCTCCGGAAAATCAAAATGAATTAACGGTAGAGCTTAACTATGACCGCGACATTCCTAAATTGCAGGTATCTACCAATAAGTGGAGATTTGTTCGTGAAAACGCAAAGATTATAGAAGACCATTTTACAGGAGGTATAACTGGCGGTGTGGGAGTTTTCGAGGGAATGCCTTTTAGGATAGATTTAGAACACTTTGGGCAACTGTTAAATCTATTAAACGGATATATAGATGGCAGCGAAAAAACTGAAATAAGTTGCGATGACATCACCGTTGGTGTAAAAGAAAAGCAAAAAATTGACTGGCTTAACGATGTTTCCGATTCAATATCTTTCGAAAAATTATTTGCCGATGGCAAAATAACAACTGACGATTTCGTATTTGTTCCTTATTGCATCAATAGTATTCCAAACACAATGGAAGCTATTGTTGCGCTAATTACCTCCATATACATTGGCAAAGAATTAGTAGAGAAAGTACAAGAATTAATCTCAGACATTGTTCATTGTGTTAATCCTTTTGAAGCTACTTTTATAATAACAACAGTCATACGCATAGTATATATTATATTCTTATTAATCGTTTTAATAGAGCTGATAAATTCATTCGTTCAATATGTTATCCAACCAGTTAAATATCATGCCGGAATGAGGGTTGCCGATTTATTTCGTATAGGTTGCCAACACTTCGGATTAACATTTCAAAGCTCGATAATAAACAATAATATATTCAGCCGCATGGTATTAGTAGATACAAAATACGAGTTGTCGTCAAATACAATATCGAATAATGCCATGACTCATATTCTTAGCAATCTCATAGGACAAGTCGCAAATATTTTCAACCAGCTAAAAGGATTTAGAAGTATTAATTTAACAAAACAGCGTGGATATTCCAAAACTACTTTCGGTCAGTTTGTCCGGGATTTTAAATTTCTTTTTAATGCAAAGGTAATTTTACGAAATGGCAATCTAATTTTCGAGAGGCGCGACTATAATACCTCCGCAGTATTGTATCAAATTCCTGCGATAAGAAATGATTTTTATTCTCTTAATGTAGATGAATTTAAAAGTAATTTTTTATTAAATTTTCAAACAGATATTAACGATAAGAATACGATAGACCAATATAAGGGTACATCATACCAGGCGATTATTTCACCGCAAATGGTTGTTAATGCAGATTTGAAATTAATGCGAAATTTAGAGCGAAGGGATTTCCCTTTTGCTCTTGCAAAGCGAAAAGAGAAATTAACATTTGCGGAGGTGATGGTGAAGTTTATGGTACAAATTATCAATGTAGCAACAAATTTATATATACAAAGAATTAATATATTTATTCAAACAGTGAACGTAGCTATACAGGCAATCAATACAATTATTGCCGCCTTTAATACTATTAACGATATTATTGACGCCGTCAATAGTTTGGGTGTATTTAACATCCCCAGTGTTAATTTTAGTTTTATTAATGTTATTACTCCTGTGCCGCTATTTACATTAAATACAATCGTTAATCCTATTGACGACAGAAAAGGAATAATGATTCTTGAAAACGATTTTATTGACGTTCCTAAATTGATGTTAATAGATGAAAATAAAAACAATCCTCGCAAAACAAAAATATCCGATGACAATTCTACCGTAATAACTGGGAAATATTTTTGGGAGAATTTTCATTTTATAGATAGTTTCGCGGAAGCTGCGGGACTCCATAATCAATTTTATGAATATGAATTGGAAAAAGTTCCTTTTTGTTTTGACGATTTTCAAAAGGTCAGGGAAGATAATAAGTGTTACGCTCCCGATGGTACGATAACGGCAGAAATATTAACTTTGCAGTGGAACGTAAAAATGGGACACGCTAAAATAAAATACAGAGTGAATAAAAAATACACAAACAATCTTATTTTAACAACAATAGAACCCGATGGAAATTAATCGAAATAGTATCGTTGATTTTGCTGATACGATGTTAAAGCTGGCGCAAAATATGAAAGAGGCGTCAGAGAAACTGCCGGATGCGGAGAAAAAAAAAATTCAAACTGTATTAGAGGAAATTAAATTCGATGATAAAATACGGGAACTAAAAGAGGTGCAAAATAAATTTAATAATATCTTTAAAAATTTATAATGGCTGTTATTATTGATGGCATATCATTTACCAATGAATTTCGTGCAGAGGCAACGGACTGGCTCCTTGCTAATGTAATGAATAAGATAGTGGTGAAAATCGATATTTCGGTATCCGCTGTTGCTTTTGCCGATGCTGTTAATAAATTTGCATTCGGAATACTGACATATAATTTTGTTGACCCGGAGGAGGTTATTTATACAGGTGGTACTAATCCTAAATTTCAGGAATTTAAAACAGGCGATACAATAACCATAAGTAATTCCGCTGCCGATAACGGAACTTATACTATTGTTAAAATAAATGATTCTGCAATACGAGTGGTGGGACATACGTTTAGTGCATCATTTGACGGAGATGCTCGTATTGTAATTACCACGCCAATAACTGCATTAAATTTCTTTCAAAATTTAATAGAAAATTCGGAGGGTGTTAATTACAATTCTAAAATTGACAACAGCATACAAAAGATGTCGGTTGATGGGATAGATGCTACCGATTTAACAACCATAACAAATCTATTTTATGAGGGAAATAAAAGTTGGCAAATTGGAGCGGCTACTATTAAGGGTCTTGGTACTGATACTTTCTCTCAGAAGTTTCGTATCACTCAAACATTTTTTATTTTACCTTATTATAGGGTGGGAGAATTTGAAGATAATTTGCAGGCGAATATTGCGCCTGATTTATTTCTCGATACAAATTCGCTGAAATATGTTTTTAAAATTGAAGCACTATACGCAGCGACAAATCCTAACCGAAAACAAATAATCGAGAAAACGGAAACGTTAGGAAATGTCGGATGGTTTAATGAAAATTTTAACAATATACCGACAAATTATACAGTAGATTCCATTGAACATAGACGTCCAGATAACACATTACTCGATTCTGTTGTTAATAATACCGATGAAAATACTTTCAAAATAGTAATTAAAAATACTACCGATATTCCGTTCTCGAATAATAATACTAAAATTACAGTTAACTTCTCGCTGTGCCCAGATGAAGATGAATATAAAGATGTAACTAAAAATATTATTAAGAATTTCGTCTTTGACAGGGCTTTGTTGACGGTTGGCGGGGTGACCGTTAACGGAGATAATTTCGGCACTGACGAACAAATTTACAAAGATGTTTCCGCTACATTTATTTCGACATCCGAAATTGAGATTAACGGGAAAATAAATCTGCCGGCTAATTTAGTAACCAAAATAAACGATTTAGACGGGCAGCGATATATAATAGCGGTTGCCGTGCAAAATCATACACTCGATACCGATAGTGCCGACCTTGTAACCTTGCTCGCGCAGGCGGAGGAGATTTCGATACCATTAACGACCGATAATGTCATATCGTTCAATAATGTACTTATTAAACACTATGACACGACATTGGTTGGCGAAACACTTATTGAAGCATTTCCGGGAGATGAAGTAATTTTCAAATCAATAATGAAATTAGATATAACCGGAATTAATGGCGATGATATTGATTTTAAAAAATTAAATATTGATTTGATTGCCGAAAAAACAAGCGGAGAAAACTTTAACCTCGAATCTTTTGAATATGATTTCTCAAATGATCAAAAAGTAAATTCAATTACATGGGTTGATTTCGAGCAAAATAGGATATTTGTTTTGCCTACCGATGATGACAGGAGATTGATTTCCATTAAGCGCAGAACGGATTTAGATACGGCAACCGAATATTATTATGAAATATTTTATCCGTTTTTATTTCGATGGGAATATTGGGAGGCATTAACAGGAGCTAATAATGAATTCTTCGACAATACTCTGCCGAATAACGGCAGGTCGCATTTTTGGAATAATTACAACGCACTATCTGTATCTTGGAATATCAAGGCAAGAATTAGAATGAATATTGAAAATGAAGGCAATGCAGCTTTATATGAATCGAAAAGGATAATCGGTAGTAATGATTTCAACTCTAATTCCGAATGGATAAACGAGTTTATAAAATCATATAATCTTGCGGATGTAGAGTTATCATCGTTTGGCGGTGATAAATTTGTGCAGGCGTACGACAAAACAAAAATAAAAGCATATTTTGAGAAGTTGACCGCATTTACTCCCGGAGATATTTCTGTTGTCATTTGGGCAGAGGCAAAAGAGGCGGGAGGTATTGCCGGGCGCACCCGTATAAGTTCATTGTACGATGTGCAATCGGAAAGTTGGTTTGAAAGTATAGATGCCACTCCGCGAGTAAAGTTGACATTTGGCGGTGGAAATACAACGGTGACGGCAGAGGCACAATTAGACCACGCTAAAATTCCCAATGTATCTGAATTAACAATATACGCACGTTTATATGAAAAGCCGGATAGCGTTGAAGGAGGTAAGCTGACGGAAGCTGATATTTTAAAAACAACCGATGCAGCCGGAACGACAAAAACAGTTGAATAAAATAATTAATTTTAAAATATATTTTTATGGCTAAAATTTCAGAATATGCAGTCGAGGCGGTTGCACTCGCAGCCGGTGATTTGTTTGATATATCAAAATTAATCTCGGTTGCACCCGATGTTTATGAAACAGAAAAAGTTGACTGGGCAACTATTGTTTCTGAAGTGGAAAGCGATTTTTCATTGGCTAATAATATAACAGGAACCCCAGATCAAACACTTCGGAATAATGGAGTAGCGTGGGTTGCGAATTCAGCTTTATTAAACAATGGAGCGAGTATTGGGATAGGGTCTTCTCCCGACATGACATATCTTGTGAATTTGAAAGAAGCAAACGCAGGAACATATTCAAATCAATTATGGATAAGAAATACCAATGGTGGCACGGGAAGTACTGGAAATACGGGAATTGCCTTTACTTCGCATATAACCGCTGCCGATTTGGGTGCAAGGATATATCACTACTGGACAGGAGCGGCAACAGGAGACGAGCGGCTGACATTACAGGTCGGTCACGCTGGCTTAGTGGATGTGTTTACTATTGCAAAATCATCGACCGGACAAAGATTGTCGGCTTTCGGTCAAGACGTGGAAGTTAATAAAACGGTTGTTATAAAAGGGGTGGGAAACACTACTACGACATATCTTCTTTATGGATATAATTCGGACGGTGGCGATGCTATATTTATAATTCGTAATGATGGTTCAATGTCTTTGGCAAAAGGAGGACTCGATAGCGTTGAAACAGGAGTGTTTGCAATGGGACAATCGGGCGGCAGCGTATCTGCATATGCAGATACAGCGAAGATATACGTTAAAGATATAACGGCAGGAAATGCAGCATTTCACATCACCAATGAAAATGGCGATATAATTAAACTATATGCTATCGGTGGGTGGGGTACTCCAACTGGTACATTTACGCGGACGACATATGCTACCTATGCCGGTCAAGATATTTCCACAACTCCAACAGAAACGGAGGTGCAGAATATTGACGACCATGTAAGAATATTAAGCGAGCGGCTTGCGGCTTTAATAAGTGATTTAAAAACAGGACAAGGATTTCTAAAAGCATAAAAAAAAATAATCATATATGAAAATAAAATTAAATTTCCCGGAGCGGTTGGCGTTGATAGATTTGCTGCCGCCAAATGATAACTTTACTAACCTATGTTTGCGCGATGAGGTTATTAAAAGAATTAAATTTTCAGCCAGCGAAGTGGCAGAGATAAGAAAAAAAACAACAAAGAAAAAATTTGTAAAATCTACAGAATTCGATGAAAATGAATATCAATTTTCGGAGATAGAAACTATTTACGTCAAAGAAAATTTACGAAATTTATCAGATAAAAAGCAACTTCACTTTTCTTGTAAAAGTATTTACTCGAAATTTTTTAATTAAAATAAGCAATGCCACTCGGAGAAGAAATAAAGGATGATTTTATTATTTTAAAAGAGAACCCGGTCGCAACTGTTGATTCACTCGACATTCCAGCATCGGCAGTAAAGGAATGTCCCTTCGATTTAATCGTGCTTGCCGATGACAGCGGCAGTGAATTTAGTAATGATAAGAGTAGTGTACTGTTTAGATATAATGCTGCTGTTGCTTCAATCGAAATGCGGTTGCAACAGAAACAGGGAAGTGTATGGGTTGACGTTGATGTACTCGATAACAATGATGTAGGAGAGTTTTTTTCACTCGGATTTATTATTGATGAGAAAAACAGAAACTATATTGGGTATTTAATTCATTGGGCACGGGTATTAGCAATACATGGCGCAGGCACATATCGTGTAAAAACTTTTGAAACTACAATACTCGGAACAGGCAATAAGACAACTCAGGAATGGTGCTTAAAAGAATATACACCGGAGCGAGCTGAAGGTACTGTTAAACTGGAAATTATTACAAATTCCGTTCGAGGTGATATTGACGATGAAACAGATTTTATTGATTTCGGAGATGTTAATTGGTATAATTCATATCGTCTTTGTGGTATGTTTGGATTTGATACAAGTGATTATGTCGAGGAACATACTATATTTCAAAATGGCAGCAAACAATATGTAAGGGATGAGCAGACGCCAAAGTATAAATTGAAATTAAAACGATTGCCCGGCTGGTTGCATAATATTATCAAAACAGATATTTTGCAAGCCGATGAAATTGATATTACCGATTACAATAAGAATAATCCAAATACTCACATCCAGAGACCTGTTCGTAGGAATGGAAATTACGAGCCACAGTGGGATGAAAGAAAGAGAAGCAAGCTCGCTCCCGTTGAAATTCAATTTGAAAATAGATTTGATAATTTGCGGAAATTGCGATGTACATCACAGGGTGCAAGTATTGGGACGGGTAGTAGTGGCGGATCTTCTTCATCCGGAGGTACTGTAAGCGCAAATTTAAAAAAGAGTTCATTTGGTATTGTCCTGGACGGAGGCGGGGCGGTAATAACAACCGGAGCGTATGGAGCAAAGACAATGGAATATAATGGCAAAGTAACCGGATGGGATATATTCGAAGTAAGTGATTCGCCAATCGCAAGCAGCATAGTTATTGATGTGTGGAAAGACGTTTACGGCAACTATCCGCCAACAGTTGCCGATACTATATTTGGAGTGAAGCCATCGTTGAGTTCTGCCATAAAAAATCAAAATACCGGATTAAATATTGCTTTTAATTCGGGCGATGTTTTTAGGTGGAATGTAGATAGTGTGTCGCTGGCAAAGAAAATAATTTTAATTATCAAAACAATCAAAACATAATTACATGACATACAAAATTTTATCATCCAGACCGGTAGGGGAAATAATTTATACGGAGGTTGAATATAATTTCGATGGTGAAAAGGTGACAGTGGACATACACCACGAAAGACCTCAATCGCAAATCGATATTGATTTGGGAATTGCTAATCGCGCTGTAACTGAAAAGAAAAAAATAGATGAAATTAAAAGAATAAGCGCACTATCTCCAACGATAGAAATAGGCGTTGAAAAACCTCTTTAAATGGCAATTAGAACCATATCGGTCGCTGGCGGCAATTATAATTCTGCTGCTACATGGGACGAGGGAATAGTACCTACCTCTGCCGATGATGTGGTGGCAAGGGTTGGGGGTGATTCGGGTAATCTTGTTATCAATGTTAATTCGGTCGCGAAAACAGTTGATTTTACAAATTACTCCTCGACACTATCCGGCAGTGCCACATGGACTATTTCGGGCAGCTTTAAATATATAGGGACAATGATTGTTTCATATATCGGAACTTTGACGTTTAATGCAACAGCGACATTAACCTCGAATGGACAAACACATCCCGGACACCTTTCTTTTATAACAACCGCAACTCAAACTTATACCTTTGCTGATAACTGGACAATCTCTGGCAATTTCTCGAATTCAGCTAATGGTTCAAGTTTTAATGGCTCGACTGTATTCGTAGGAGGGGATTTGACGAACACAAATGCAGCGGATAATCCTATGACAGCTTCATTCGTTATGAATGGAACTGGAACACTACTATGTACGAGTAATTGGGGTTCAAGTATAAATATTAATACTGCGGGAACTATTACATTAGGTTCAGTTATAAGATTATCACAACAGTCGGGAGCGGCAAGAACATTATCATATACAGCCGGTACGATTATAAACACCGGAAGCACTCTGCGAATCGTCAGGCGGGGATGGACGGTGGATACAAGTGGAATGACTTGGAATAATGTGGAAATGCTCCAATCGGATGACCCTAATACATTGATATTAGGAAGTGATATAAACATAGCTGGCAATTTATTGTTTAATGCCGTTGCTGGTTCAGAGTTGAGTGTTACCGGAGCAAAGAATTTTAATATTTATGGAAACTGTACGATTTCAAACACAACAAGGAATATTGTGGGAAATTGCAAATTAAAATTTTTGGGAATTAATCCAATATTTTCCAATGCGATGACAACAGCATGGATAGCACTTAATATTGATATTGATATTGCAGGTACGATAACATTTAATACGGGTATAAAGCAGATAGGGATTATGACGTTTATAAATGGAATTGCTGCGGGGAGATTGGTATTTAATAGAAAAACAACCGCTTCGGTGTTCGGAGAATAAATTATGAAAAAAATCTACTTTAAAATATTTATATATTTTCAATTTTTATTTCTGATTGTATATTTAATCTCCTGCATAGACAAGCGGGAGAGAAAAGAAGAAGATAAAATTGATTTAAAAGCAAAGCACGATTCCGAATATGCAGCATATGATCGGGAACTCGAAAATAAAATTAAAATAGAAATGGAGGCGAGAAAAAAAACAAAAGAGATGCAAAAAAAATGAAAACGGTCGAAATACTTCGCAATTACAAAGCAACACAGACGGAGGGTAATTTAATTATATTTGAAAATAGAATAAATATTTTCGAATGTAAAACATTAGAATTGCCAAATAAAAATAATTTACCCGGCAAATCGTGCATACCTGCCGGACGATATAAATGCACATGGTATAAATCTCCTCGATTTTCAACACTTGCCAATGATAAATATAAAAAAATACACAATGTATATCCTAATCCGCTATTGGAGGTATGGCATTATCTTATCAATGATGTTCCCAATCGAGCCGGCTGTTTAATACACTCCATTGTCTATTCCCGCGACCTGCGTGGGTGCATAGGGTTGGGTTCGATATATAAGGACATTGATTTGGACGGCAATATGGACGTAATTCATAGCGGAGAAACGATAAGACAATTTGAAAAGATAATAAATAAAGAAGATTTCTTACTAAATATTATTTAAAATCTTACATCAAATCATGTAAGATTTTGGGCGAATATGGTTTTTGTTGGGCTGGGCTTTTTACACTAAGGCGATCACTATTGAACAGGTGCTTTCGCTGATCGGTTTTGCCGATTAAATCTTTGATAGTATGAACGTCTGTCTGCCGAGAATAATACATGGCAGCTTGCCGGTTTTGATTCGGGAGTATGTTGCCTGTCGGGAAATTTTCTTTTCGCAGGCATATTCGGAGATGGTTTGGCATCCGTAACTATCCCACAAATCTTCAAGCATTTTCAGTTCGTCAGCCATTGACAACCTGTCAACCTTTGGTGGCTTTTGGGTTGACAAGTCGTCAAGTTTGTTGGCATATAATTTATGTAATCCGCTCATTTCCATAGCGCCTTCGCATATTAGTTGTTATCTGCAACCGCCTTTCTTCGTAGCAAGTGTATCGGTAACTTGAACGAAAAAAAGAAAACAAAAATTTTTGCCAACGCTCGCATATTTTT